ACCACATATAAAGTTTTGAGCGACAATTTTGTTTTAGGAAATCAGGGTGAAGTGCTAGACAGCGCACTGTTGGATGGGTGTAACATTCAGGCATTGATTGAAGGCGAACATATCGCTGAGGTTAATGCTAAGATTTCTAAACAAGTAACAAGCGAAACGGAAAAATAATCATGGCTTCAATAGTTCTCACAAATGCTTCAATCACGGTCAATGCTGTTGATCTTTCCTCGTTGTCAAACAATGTGGAAATCACATACGAAATTGAGGCTGTAGAAACAACCTCGTTTGGTGGCAACCGTTCGTTCGTTGGTGGGTTGCAAAACAACTCTGTTACCATTGAAATCATGCAGGACTTTGCTGCAACAAAAACTGAAGCAACAATTTTCCCGTTGGTAGGAACAACCACAACTCTTGTGTTCAAACCAACTGCATCCGCAACTTCTGCAACGAATCCGACCTACACGATTACAGGCGCATACTTGGCTAGTCACACGCCGATCTCGGCAGCCGTTGGTGAATTGGCAATGACTTCATTGACATTCACTGGTGGAACGCTAGTCAAAACAACTGCATAATTCATAAACAAAAACAATTAGAAGGAGACTGCAATGAAAATTGCTTTACAAGTTGAGTTCAATGACGGTACAAAAACACCTGTTGATGCTGTGTTTGCAGACTTTGTAGCGTTTGAACGCACATGGTCACGCAGCGTTGCACGCTTTGAAACAGAGATTCGTTTAACAGATTTGGCGTGGCTTGCGTGGCACAGCGAAACTCGTTGCCGTAAAACTGCATTGAAGTTTGATCCTGATTGGATTAACACTGTTACAACAGTTGAGATCCGTGAGGATGAACCGATTGTGGGTGCAGACCCAAAAGAAAGTTAGGTTCTGATTCTGCGCATTGGTCCATAGCATTTCTTGCTATTGAAACAGGCATTGCGCCTTCTGTGCTAGTTAATGAATCAGAGGAGATGTTGGAAACGATGTTTGATGTCTTAGCGAAACGGAATGAAAACGCTAGACGCAGACGGTAGTAGCATCTGTATCTATGGGAACTAAAATTGATGTTTATGGTGTTCGTGAAACACTTGCAGAGTTACGCAAGTATGAACGGGAAACATTTAATCGTATTAGTAGCGATCTAAAAACATCTGCTAAACCTGCTGCTATTGCTGTTGGTCGTGCTTTCCCTGATGAGCCGTTGCTTAACTGGCACAGTTCTGGTGATCGTAAAGGCAAAGCACGGCTACCTCCTTACAATGGTTCGTCAGCAAAAAGTAAAGTGAGAGTTGGCATTAGCACTAAGAAGCCAACTGGTATCGGTCAGCATGGTTTGATTCGTTTGCAACAGATGGATGCTGGTGGTCAAGTTTATGATACTGCTGGATCTGCAACAAAGGCTGCTCGTGGTGCTAGTGCTTCTGCTGGACAAAAGTTTATTTCTAATCTTGACAAGCGTTCTAAAGTAAAGTCATCAGGACAAAAATATCGTTCACGCATCATGTATCCTTTCACCGAAAAGAATCTGCCATTAATTGAAAAGGCTATTGAGATTTCAATTCGCAAGATTGATGGTGAAGTGCAGAAACGATTGAACGGATAAACCTATGGCAGTTGGCGTAAACATAGTAAGCACCTTTGACAGCAAAGGCATATCTCGTGCAATAAAAGATTTCCAAAAATTAGATGGTGCAGGAAACAAATCAACTTTTGCTTTAAGAACATTTGATCAGGCTGCAAGCAACGGCATTAAAAACCTTGCCAAGATGGGCGCAGCCGCAGGTATCGCTGCTGGTGCTATTGGATTTAAACTTGCTTCAGCAGCTTATGAGTCTCAGAAAGTTATGGCTCAAACAAATGCGATAATTAAGTCTACGGGTGGGGCTGCAGGTGTAACAGCAACACAAGTTAGCAAACTGTCTGAAACCCTTTCTATGCAAATTGGTGTTGATGATGAGTTGATTCAAAAGTCTGCAAACCTGTTGCTTACTTTTAAGCAGGTACAAAATCAGGTTGGTGTCAATAACAACATTTTTGATCAGGCAGTTATTTTGGCACAGGACTTAGGCAATGTGTTTGGTTCTGCCGATGCTGCAGCGATGCAATTAGGTAAAGCATTAAGTGATCCAGAAAAAGGTATTACAGCGTTACGCCGTGCAGGTATTAACTTTACTGATGCACAGAAGGAACAGATCAAAACTTTAGTGCAGTCAGGAGATGTGTTAGGCGCACAGAAGTTAATTCTTGCTGAGGTTGAATCGCAGGTTGGTGGTACGGCAGCTGCTACTGCTACAGGTTTTGACATTATGCGTGTCGCTGTAGGCAATGTGGCTGAACGGTTTGGTGAGTTGTTGTTGCCTGCGATAGAACGGTTTGCAAACTTTGTTACAAGCAAGGTTGTGCCGTATATGAATAATCTTGCTGCTGTTATTGGGCAGGATGGTATTGGTGGTGGTATCAAACTATTGGCTGGCGATTTCTTAAAACTAACAACAAACATGGGTACATTCGGAAATGTTTTACTTGGTTTGACTACAGCGTTTATTATATTTAAGGCTGTTGCTATTGCTGCTGCGATTGCACAAAACTTATTTAATGTCGCATTATTTTCTAACCCTATTGGGATAATTGTTGCATCTGTAATTGCTTTTGTTGTGGTGCTAGCAGCATTGTATTTAAAGTTTGAGGCTGTTCGCAAAGTAGTAAATATGCTTGGCGAGGTATTGAAGTTTGTAGTGATGAACGCAATCGCAGGTGTATACAACTATTTCGTAACATTCATAAATGTTGCTATTACAGGAATCAATCTTTTAATTAAGGCTGCAAACTTTTTTGGTGCAGACATTCAAGAAATCGGCAAACTTGGTTACATGGCTTTTACTGGTATTGGTTCAGCAGCGAAAGCAGCTAAAGCCGAAATATCTGGTGTGGCAGAACGCACTGGTGCGATGGCTGCTAAAGAAGGTGGCGTACAGAAAGTTGTTCAATCATTAAAGGATGTCGCTACTGCTGCTGGCTCGGGTAGTGGTGGTGCAGCGAAGGCTGTTGAAACTGCTGGCGAGAAACTAGAAAAATATATTGACAAGTTAAAGGGTTTAAGTTCGGCACAGAAGTCTGCTCGTGATGCAGATAAATCGTTGATGAAGTCACGCACTTCCCTTTCTGAAGCAACATTAAAACTTACCGATGCACAAGCATATTTTAATCAGGTCATTGCTGGTTACGGTGCTAACAGTAAGCAGGCGAAAGATCGCCAGTTGGCTTTGCGTAAAGCGCAGGGTGCTGTTGAGCAGGCTGGTTACGATGTTGAAGGTTCGGTGTTTGCTGTTACTAAAGCAGAGCAAGAGTTGGCTGATCTGCGTAAAGACCCTGAAAGTTCTGCTCAGGCGATTCGTGAAGCAGAGATCGCTCTTGCTGAAGCAAAACTTGGTGTTAAGGATGCAACTGAGTCACAGGTTGAAGCAACTGATGCGCTTACTGAAGCAGAAACATTGTTGAACGAAACTATTAACGGTGCGAAAGAAGGAAGTGATGCGTACACGGAAGCAGTAGATAAGTTAAATGATGCTAAGAAATCGCAGGCTGATGCCGAGGATTCTGTAACGGCAGCTATTGAACGCCAAACGGAAGCAGTAGATCGTTTGCGTGAAGCAGAGGAAAAGGCTCGTGAAGCACGAACAGGTGTAAAGGCTGGTGCAGCTGCTACTGCTGAAGCAGAAGTTGGCGTGGCATTACCACCTGCACCTACTACTGGTGGTTTGTTTGGTTCGTTTATGGAGGCTGTGCGTGCGTTGCATCCGAACTCTAAAGCGTTAAAATCAAGTACGCCTGTTACTCAAGCAAGAAAAGATTTTCCGAGCCTGTATGACACCTACAAAAAAGCAGGACTTGCTTTGGCACAGGGTGGCATCGTTACATCACCAACACAGATTCTCGCAGGTGAATCAGGCGCAGAAGCAATTATTCCTTTAGACAAATTGCAATCTGGTATGACAGTGAATGTCACCGTCAATGCTGGCATGGGTGCTGATGGTGCAGACATTGGGCAACAGATCATTGATGCTATTCGTAAGGCTGAACGCCGTAGTGGGAAAGTGTTTGCAGCAGCGTGAGCAGACCAACAACAACGGTAGAAGTTGTCTTTAATGAAACACCTGTGTTATCGGGTGATGCGTTCACTTTAGATAACACAACGAAAGGAGTCTTAAACAATCCTTTCTATTTGCTTGATGGGCATTTAGAGTTTCAGGATGTTACGAGTGATGTTCAAAATGTTTCTGTCTCACGAGGCAGGTCACGCCAGTTAGATCAATACTCTGCTGGTAGTGCCACAGTAGATTTCATTTCCACAACACGCAAATATGATCCGTTAAATACTGCGTCATCGTACTATCCATATGTAACACCAAGCCGATACATAAGAGTAACTACAGGTGGCATACCGATCTTTGGTGGTGTTGTAAACAGTTGGTCTTTGTCATACGAAAAATCTAATGTCAGTTACACAACAGCATCTTGTTCGGATTCTTTTTCTTTGCTTGCTAACCAAACTTTAGGTGCGTTTACACCTGATGCAGAGTTAGCAGGCGCACGAATCAACACAGTATTGAATCGCCCTGAAGTGGACTTCACATCAACTTTCGTAAGTGTTGATGCAGGAACTACAACAATGGGTGCGTTCGCTATCACGGAAGGTACTAACGCATTAAACTATTTGCGTCAGGTTGAATCAAGTGAGCAAGGGTTTTTGTTTTCTACAGCAAACGACACCTTCAAGTTCAAAGATCGTTCAACAGTATTAGCGCAAACAGGTGGCGTATCGTTTAGTGACACAGGCACACCAACATCGGGTTATATGACTTTGGATGTGGAGACTAGTGATGATCTGTTATACAACCGTGTTGTAGGTGAATCGGATGCAGGCGTAGCACAGATCGTTACAGACGCAACTTCAATCGCCGTATATGGCGTTTCTAGTTTGGAGAAAACAGATTTGCTTAACAGCACTACAGCAGAAGTTTTAGATGTCGCTAATCTTTTGCTCGCTAAATATAAAGAACCTGAAGTCCGTTATACAGGGCTATCACAAAACTTGAACGCTTTATCAGGTGCAAATCAGGTTCTTGTTTTAGGTTTGGATTTAACTGATTTGGCTACGGTCACAAAAACTTATGCAACAGGCAGCCCTGCTTCTATTACTAAGTATGTATTGGTGGAAGGTATTAACCATACGATTACGCCATCTGATCATGTGATCAGTTTTAGGTTTGCTTCCCTGTCACAAGTTGGCTTCATTTTGAACTCTGGCATTTTTGGTCTGCTAGATATAAGTTCCGTAAATTAGTTTGCTACAATCGGAGACACTATGGCGAGACAGACATTTACATCAGGACAGGTACTGACTGCAGCACAATTAACTACCCTGCAAAACAGTGTTTGGTCTGACGATGTAACAGCCGATACAACAACTGCATACACGCTTGTATTGACTGACGCAGGCAAACAAGTAACGATGTCTAATGCTTCGGCATCCACTCTGACAGTGCCACCAAATGCTTCTGTAGCGTTCGCTGTAGGTGTACGAATCCAAGTTATTCAGTTGGGTGCAGGCGCAGTCACACTTACAGCAGGCGCAGGAGTAACAGTTAGTGAGACAGGAAACAGTCTTGTGCTAGGTCAATATCAAAGCGCAATTCTTGTTAAACAAGCAACTAATACTTGGATTGTTTTGCGATCTGCCTACAATATGGACAGCGATCAAATGCTTCTCTCAACACAGATATTCGGATAAAGGAATAATCACATGGCAACATTTAGCAAACAAATCCTTAGTGGCTCAACAAACGGAACAGGCATTACCGTTGTTGCTACAGCAACAGTTGGCACAACAATTCACGCCACAGGCACAAGCGCAACAACGCTTGATGAGATTTGGCTATATGCAGCAAACATTGATTCAACTGCACGCACACTCACTATTGAGTTTGGTGGTGTGTCAGTAACAAAGGATTTGATTCAGCAAAGTATTGCTGTAACACCATCAGGTTTGGTACTTGTTTGTGCAGGTTTAATCTTGCGTGGTACAGGTTCGGCAGCTACAACTGTTACAGCGTTTGCGAGTGCTGCAAGCAAGATTGAAATCTTTGGTTTTGTAAATAGAATCACGGCGTAACTATGACTAGGTACGCACAGCGCACACTCATACAGCAAGGTTCGGTTGCCAACTGGGGTAAAGCTGCACCACAAGGTATTGGTGTAGTAAATGGTTATGGTGTTGCTTCAGGTGGTACTTCGATTACTCCTTGGACTGTAAGCAGCACAAACTACAACGGTTCGGTGTTTAACGCTGACGGAACTCTTACCGTTACTACGGCAGGTTTATTTGATTATGCAATTATCGGAGGTGGTGGAGGCGCAGGTGGTGGCAAAGGTACAGCGAGCGTACCTTCAGGTGGAGGTGGCGCAGGTGGAGGATACATCACAGGTACTGCCTATTTGACTGCTGGAACTTACGCAGTAAAAGTTGGTGCAGGTTCTGCTGGTATTGGTGGTCGCACAGAGTTTGTGAACGCTGGTGCTTGTTCAAGTATCTATCTTGTAGCAGTTGCTATCGGTGGTGGTTGTGGGCAGTCGTATGGTGGAACTGTTGGTGCAGGTGGCAACGGTGGTGGAGGTGGCAGTTATGCAATTACTGCTGGAACATCATTCAACACATGGGGTTATTCAGGTGGTGCAGGCGTGTCACTCACAGGTTCAGGTGGTGGTGGTGGTGCAGGAGGCGCAGGTGCAGCAGCATCGGGTGCTACTGGAGGAGCAGGAGGAGCAGGAGTAGTTGTAACAAACTTCGCAGGTGGTGTTTCAACAACTATCGCAGGTGGTGGTGGAGGAGGTGGTACTGCTGGTGGTGCAGGAGTAAATGGTGGTGGCAGTCGTGCAGTTGATGCCACAGGTGGAAACGGAACTGCGAACACAGGTGGAGGTGGAGGTGGCGCACACTCAACAAACGCAACCACTCGTGCAGGTGGAAATGGTGGTTCGGGCGTTGTCTATGTAAGGTGGCAGGTGTGAGCGCAACATATTTTGCACAGATAGATGAGAATAATAAAGTGACTGCTGTTGCTGTGACATCGGCAGAGTTTATGGCAGAAAACCCTGAACGCTATGAAGGCACTTGGGTAGAAACTTTTTTTGATCGTGTAGACAAACGATACGCAGGTATTGGTTTCATCTATGACCCTGTAAAAAAAGATTTTATAGAACCAACTTATCCACCTATTGTCAGGTGAAACTTCACTTTGTGAGTGGGCTGCCTCGTAGTGGTAGCACTCTATTAACAACGCTGCTATATCAAAACCCGTTGATACACACAGAAGGTTTATCGGCTTTGTGCGATGTGATGTGGCAAACACACCAATCACTAAGTAACGCACAATCTATATCTGCTAATCATCGCCAAGCGCACGCACATAAAATGGTTGCTGATTTGCCTTATCGCTATTACAGCAATGTAACTAGACCTGTCGTAATAGATAAATGTCGTGCGTGGACTGCACCCGATAATGTGCAAATGCTTAAACATTATGTGACACCACAACCAAAGATCGTTGTGCTGACTCGTGAGCCTGCCGACATCATCGCATCATTCAAATCGTTATTTGAACGCAACGGTAGAGATGATTTTGATACATCGGGAATGGCTGACGAGTTCAATCGCAATATGCTTTCAACACAAATGGCAAAAGATGCTAATGATCCTGAAACATTTTTGTTTGTTGAGTTTGAAAACTTGATTAGCAACA